AGGCACCGAGATACTAAACGCTAAGGGTAAACGCCGTGAGGATTTTACTGATGATGAATTAGATCGTTATGGCGACTACTGCATCAATGATGTCGAACTTACCTACAAGCTGTTTGGCATCATGGCGCGGGGCTTTCCTAAGCAAGAACTCAAGGTAATAGACTGCACGTTACGTATGTTCATACATCCGTTACTGGTTCTGGACTCGTGCTTGTTGTCTCGCCACCTGAAAGATATTAAGGATCGTAAGGATAACTTGTTATCAGAAGCAGGGGTGACCGACAAGAAAGACCTAATGAGTAACGAGAAGTTTGCAGAGCTGCTGCGTTCCAAGGGTGTAACACCTCCTACCAAAATCAGTATGACCACAGGCAAACAAGCCTACGCATTCGCTAAGACCGATGAAGCGTTCAAGAGCCTTGGAGCGCATGAAAATCCAGAAGTGCAAGCGTTGGTGGCCGCACGATTAGGCAACAAAAGCACGTTAGAAGAGACACGCACTCAGCGATTCATAGACATTGCAGAGCGCGGAACTTTGCCGGTTCCTGTGAGGTACTACGCAGCGCACACTGGTCGGTGGGGTGGGGATGACAAGATCAACCTACAAAACCTACCGAGCCGTGGGCCTGACGGTAAGATGTTAAAGAGAAGCATCACCGCACCTGATGGCTACACGCTCATTGACTGTGACTCGTCGCAGATTGAAGCGCGTGTGCTGGCGTGGTTTGCGGGGCAGGACGATCTGACCAAGGCGTTTCGCAAAAAAGAAGATGTCTACGTCAAGATGGCTGCAAGAATTTATGACGTACCAGAAGATCAAGTGGATAAGCAACAGCGGTTTGTTGGTAAGACCACAATACTTGGGGCTGGCTACGGTATGGGTGCAGTTAAATTTCAAGCACAGTTGGAATCATTTGGGACTTACATACCCCTTGACGAAGCGCGACGGATCATCAACATATACCGTGACGCTAATTGGAAGATAAGCCACCTGTGGCGTGAAGCTCAGAATATGATTGCTTACATGGAGCGTGGCGACACACTTGAGTTTGGCAAAGAAGGTGTGGTTGAAGTACTAGGAGATCGCTCCGCTATACGTCTACCTTCTAAGCTACTGATGCGTTATGACGATCTGCAAGCTGAACAAGGTGAGCAGGGCGTGGAGTACACGTACAAAACACGCCGAGGCCGAACGCGGATCTACGGTGGCAAGGTGATAGAGAACACCTGTCAAGCTCTTGCACGTTGTATCATCGCTGAACAGATGTTGCTGATCGCTAAACGGTATCGTGCGGTGTTGACTGTGCATGACTCAGTTATCGGGTGTGTGCCTATAGATGAAGCTGAAGAAGCTAAGCAGTATATTGAGAAGTGTATGAAGTACATACCCAAGTGGGCAAAGGGACTGCCACTTGACTGCGAGAGTGGCATGGCTAAAGCGTATGGGGACTGTGAGTAATTGAGTATAGCACCGTGGTCATTCAGCAAGATTAAGGCATTTGAGCAATGTCCTAAGCAGTTCTATCACGAAAAAATACTCAAGCAGTACCCGTTCAAAGAGTCTGAAGCCACATTGTATGGAACAGCTTTTCACGAAGCTGCTGAGACCTATATTCGTGATGGTGGTGAGCTAGACCCACGGTTTAGTTATGCACAGAAGATGTTAGACGCACTGAACGCCAAGAAAGGTGAGAAGCTGTGCGAGATAAAGATGGGCCTGACTGAAGACCTAGAAGCATGTAGTTTCTTTGCACGTAATGTGTGGTTTCGCGGTATCGCAGACTTATTGATATTAAATAGAGAGGATAAACTAGCTTGGGTGATTGACTACAAGACGGGTAAGTCGGCAAGATATGCAGACAAGGGGCAGCTAGAACTTATGGCGATGGCTACCTTCAAGCACTACCCCGAAGTGGAGACTGTTCGGGCTGGCTTGCTGTTTGTGGTGAGTAACGACTTGGTACGAGATCGCTATGAAACCAAAGATGAACAGAAGCTGTGGGCCAAGTGGTTGGATAAGTACAACGATATGGAAACAGCTTTTGAGAACGACATGTGGAATCCTAATCCGAGTGGCCTGTGTAAAGCATGGTGTCCGGTGCTAGAGTGTCCACACAACGGGAAGAACTAATGCCGTATAAAAACAAAGCAGATCGCAAGAAGCAAAAGAACCCACCAGTGGGCAGCAAAGCGCATGAAGCTCGTATGGAACGGCAACGCGCTCGTCGGGCTATGGACAAGACAGGGCGTGATGCAAACAAAAACGGTAAAGCTGACAAACGTGAAGGGAAGGACGTTAGTCATAAGAAGATGCTCAGTAGAGGCGGCACCAATAAACACGGTGTCCGCATAGAGAGCGCCAGTAAAAATAGAAGTCGTAACGGCAAGAAGCCAAAGCGAACGAGATAAGACCAAGGTATATCCTACCTGTTTAGCACTCCCCGCCAGTGTGGTCGAAGGCGGGACTTTTTAGACCAAGGACTAATCCTCCTTTGTGACGCTTGCCCGTCAGCGTGGTCGAAGGCGGGACTTTTTAGACCAAGGGCGTCGATCATACGTCCTCATTGCAAGGGTGCCCGTCCCCTTGGTCGATAGACGGGACTTTAAGGAGACCAAGTTGAAAGTTGTAGATAACAAAGCACTGCTATTACGCCTTAAAAATCCGGCCAAAGTGACCACTGTAATACCCAAGAGCAAGGAGTTATCAGGAAACAGGGTGGTGGTTAACTGGGGCGTCGATGAAACGCACGTACTCAAAAATCTGAACATACAAGCACCGTCACCTATTGAGGGTAAATATAAGTGGACGGGCAAGCACACACCATTTCAGCATCAAAAAACTACGTCAGGTTTTCTTACACTTAATAAACGTGCATTTTGTTTCAACGAACAAGGCACAGGTAAGACCGCCAGTGCTATATGGGCGGCAGACTTTTTGCTCAACCAAGGCAAGATCAATCGTGTTTTAGTCATCTGCCCATTGTCGATTATGGACTCTGCATGGCGTAAAGATTTGTTCGACTTTGCCATGCACCGCACAGTAGATGTCGCTTACGGTTCAGCTAAAAAACGTGCCGCGATAATCGAAGGTGATGCAGAGTTTGTCATAATAAATTATGACGGTGTAGAGATAGTGGCTGATGCCATAGCAAACGGTGGGTTCGATCTGATAATCGTAGACGAAGCAACCCACTACAAAAACGCGCAGACAAAGCGGTGGAAGACGCTCAATAAGCTGCTCACCACAGATATGTGGCTCTGGCTGCTGACAGGTACACCCGCTGCACAAAGCCCTGTAGATGCTTATGGACTAGCAAAACTGGTCAACCCGAAAGGTGTGCCACGCTTTTTTGGTTCTTTCCGCGACATGGTTATGTACAAAGTAACCAACTTCAAATGGGTGCCTAAGCCCAATGCCACCGAGACAGTGTTCAACGCACTACAACCAGCAATACGTTACACCAAGGATGAATGTCTGGATCTGCCAGACATAATCTACACCACACGCGACATACCACTAACGCGCCAGCAAGAAAAGTATTACAAACAATTAAAAGACAAAATGATTATGCAAGCGGCTGGTGAGGATGTTACCGCCGCTACCGCTGCCGTGAACATGAACAAACTACTACAGATTAGTTCTGGTGCGGTGTACACCGATTCTGGAGAGACAATAGAGTTTGATACTAAGCACCGATATAAGGTGTTGCGTGAAGTTATAGACGAGTCCAGCAAAAAAGTTCTGATATTCGTACCTTTCAAACACACGATAGATTTACTTACAGAAAAGCTACGCGCAGACGGTATACCTACCGAGGTGATTAGCGGTGCCGTGAAAGCGGGAGAACGCACTCGCATATTTAGGGACTTCCAACAGACCGACAACCCTAGAGTGCTGGTCATTCAGCCGCAAGCTGCTGCACACGGCGTTACACTGACCGCTGCAAGCACTGTGGTTTGGTGGGGGCCAACAAGTTCTGTGGAAACTTATGCACAGGCTAACGCTCGTGTACATAGGGCGGGTCAAGACCACAAGTGCACCGTAGTGCAGCTACAAGGTTCTAATGTGGAAAAGCGTGTATACGCACTACTTAACAACAAAATAGATACCCACACAAAAATTATTGATCTTTACAAGGAAATACTTGACTAACACATTAGCTACCTTTAGATTGCAGTTCTCGGCAATGAATAGGACACAAACATGGCTGATGCAAAAGTAGTAGATAGTGTCACCTTGGAGAAATTGACTAGGGTTTACCTCAAGATCAAGGGCGAAAGGGAACGTCTGTCTGCTAAATTTAGGGAAGCTGACGATAAGTTAGTCGCGCAGCAAAACAAAATAAAAAGCGCACTCTTGGATCATTTGAAAGATACGGGGGCCAAGAGCGTCAAGACTGATGCGGGTACGTTTTACCGTACCGTTAAGCAAAAGTATTGGACGAGTGATTGGGAATCCATGCACAAGTTTATCTTGGAGCATGAGGTGCCTGAGTTCTTGGAGAAGCGTTTACACCAAGGGGCGGTCAAAGGGTTCCTAGAAGAGAATCCAGACCTGCTACCGAAAGGGTTAAACGTAGATTCGGAGTACGCTGTGACAGTGAGGAAAGCATGATGGAGCAGCTAGTTCCGATTGAAGACGTGGCAAAGCATTTCAACGTGTCGTTGTCCACCGCTCGTAAATGGGTGCGGGATGGCGCTGTGCCTTCTGGCACGTATGTCAAGATAGGTAAGACTCAACGGTTTGATCTGGAGAAGGTGTCACAAGCACTTATGTCTTACAAAAAACTAGAGCCTACAGACGATCTAAAAGAAGAATTGTCTGAGGCTTTTGACCCTACGGCATACGATCCTGACGCAGACTTATAGTGCACCGAATCAGCATACAGGGTAGTAAGTTCACTGGGTTGGTAGACCAGCCAGAGGACAGTATTTGTACTTCCATAGACGTGGTTATTGTTAACGCAGCGGACGTATCTCGCTCGTACTACAAAGATGACTACGTAGTTGGGGCGAAGAAGTTACCTACGTGCTGGTCAACGGACACTCAAAGACCCGCACCCGAAGTGCCAGAAGACCAAAGACAGAGCGCACGTTGTTTAGACTGCACTCAGAACGTCCGAGGTTCGGGAAGTGCGGGGGGTAGAGCTTGTAGATTCCATCAACGCCTAGCGGTTGTTGAGGACAGTGCACTAGACACAGTGTATCAGTTGCAAGTCCCTGCCTCGTCTATATTTGGTAAAGAGCAGGGGGGCGGTATGCCGCTACAGGCTTATTCCAAATTTTTGTCTGGGCATGGTACGCCCTCAATAGCGGTGGTCACTAGAATAGGTTTTGACGAAGGCAGTTCTGTGCCTAAGTTGACTTTCTATCCTCAGCGACCACTAGAAGAAAAAGAACTTGAAGAAGTCCGACTCATGGTAGATCACGAGGACACGTTACAGGCAATCGCATTCAAGGTTGATTTGCATAACGTCAACGGCGGTTCACCGTTTGCGGAAACAGAAGGGTTCACAATAGCCTAAGTTAAGGAGACCAACATGGCTGAAGTAGATATGTATTACACGATAGAGAACGTCGAAGCTCTCTACCCAAGAATCAACACCACTTATAAGTTCGATAACAAAGCGAACGGTGGGAAGGGTGGCTCTGTTAAGTGCGATCCGCTGGATGATGGAGCTGCATACGAAATGTCTTTCGTTATGCCCGAAAAGAAAGCAAAGGCTTTGTACAAGTCTATGAAGGCAGCATACGACGCTAAGAAAGAAAGTAGCTGGCCTGATAAATTCCCACTACCGTTTAAGAAGAATGATGAAGGTAACTACGTCGGTAAGGCCAAGTTAAAAGGCGCTTACGGCACCGATCTGACTAAACCCCCGTTGCAGGTAGACGCGAAGAACAACGAGCTACCAAAGGACTTTCAATTAACCACGGGCAGTGTGGTGAATATAGCGTTTACTTTCGTGCCGTATTCAATG